ATGAAAAAAGGCATCGGGATAATGCTTTTGGGCTTCGTACTACTTTTAGCTGCATGCGGAAGTAATGAAAAGCAAGCAGAAACCTCTGATAAATTAACGATTCAATTAGATGAGAAAAATGTAACGGCGGACGCAAATGATATTTTCACGGTTACAGGAAAAGCAACACCTGGCGCTACGATTAGTATCGGCGACGTTTCCGTGGATGCAAATAAAAAAGGCACATTCGAGTTAATGCACATCTATGAAAGCGATAAATCATATGAAATTGTGGCGAGTAAAAAAGACCTGACAGAGACCCGCGCAACCGTTCATGTGACGCAGCCGGCCGCAGTTAAAGAGGAGCAGAAAGAACAAGAGCAAGCCGCGAAAGACAAAGCTCAAAAAGAAGTAACGGAAAATGCGAAGCCAAACGCCGCCAAAATATCCTTTGCGATGTTGAACGGCAATCCTGATAAATACGCGCGAGAATCGTATTATTTAAAAGGACAAGTCGCAGAAGTCACTGATGGCGGCGCGACGAAATATTTGAAGGTAAATATGACGCAAGATGGTGGCACGTGGAAAGATACCGTGATGGTGATTTACACGGGGACTACAGAAGCTAAAAAAGGCGCTATCGTCGAGGTTTATGGGACGATTTATGGAACATATGCGTTTGATGACGCGAATGGTAAGACAATTGCGATGCCGGGGATTACGGCTAGTTCGATTAGTGTTTTAGAATAAGCACGTAGAAAAGGCATGTTCCCGATAAACGCGGAACATGCCTTTTCTATCAATTATGGAGCGTAGGGGGATCGAACCCCTGACCTCTACACTGCCAGAATTAAACATAGATATATTTTAGGAGGTTTTAGTAGCTTTTAATGTCTGTCTTATGCCATTTTCAATTTTACGATAGCTGTTAGTAATCGTTTAAAATCATTAAAAACTGTTTCGTTCTGCCCACGCTCTGCCCACGGAAAAGAGTAAAATAATGACCGCCAGCATTGGACGCTTGGCGGTCTTTCTTGTAGTTTAGATTAGCCGATTTCGATATCTAGAATGTCCCGAAATTCGATGACTTGCGAAACCCCATTTACATCTTTAAATTCTATCTCTTGTGTGGCTATTCTGATTTGTGTTGGTGATAAAATGCGCCATGCCTCTTCGCCCATTTCTGCAAAATAACGCGCATCCTCGAACGGCGCTAATGAATATAGCCCATGCCTGTACTGCTCAAAAACTTTGACTCGGCAAACCCAGTCACGTCTTAATGCATCTTTAATTGTCATCATGAAGTACTCTTTCTCTTGTATATCTATATCTCTTCTATGAACTAAATGTACAATATTCCTTGTTGCTGGCCTCGCCAACAACTGCTCTTGTAAATTCAATCTTTCCATAGTACTCACCTCTTGAAGCTATTATAGAACATTTGTTCGTATTTCGCAAATAAAAAAGACACCTAGCTAGCACTATAGGTGTCTTCTTGGAGTGTCTTCATGCAAAAGACCTTTCTATTATATCAAAAATAGACAAAATAAAAAAGCCCCTCAAATGAGAGGCTTTCGTCATATTATTTGATGTTAAACACTGAGGTTGTCAAGGTGCCTAACTTAGATGTATATGGGATTGGAAGGTTAGTCGCTTTATAAAACTCATAATAGATTCTATACTTTCCTGCCCCTTTCTTGAAGAAGTGCGTACTAAGAAGGAAATCCTCTACCCGCTCATGTGGCATGAGTCCGCCCTCGCTACCTTGTAGAACACAGGCGGTTTCCCAGATACCTTTCGTTTCGTTGAATTTCTCTGACTTGATTTTCGAATCGACGCCGAACGCGTTTTTGTTCTCAATGACGATCGTTACACCCCCATCAGTCTTTGGGAAATTATCTTTCGCTGGATTTACATAAATGTTCGATACGTTTTTACTTGCCATTTTACATTCCTCATTTCATTTGTTTTATTTATTTTTAAGCTCTACATATTTATCTGCTGCTGTGATGTAGAACGTTTTCCCCTTGCTGTTTTGAACCTTATACTGCGGGCTACCCGCAACATTGACTTTTGCCAATACAGTAGGGAATCCTAAGCCCTTACTAACTGTACCAACTACATCTCTGTCTGCCCAAGAGCCCTTACTGTAAAAGCGTAATTCACCAGTTTTGGAAACTAATTTTTTGCCTGTGTAAGAGGTAGCTCCTGGTGCTGTTGGTTTAGGTTTTACAGGAGCTGGACTAGGCTTATTTTGCGTCGTGTTCGGTAGCGCAATATTGAAGTAATCTAAAGCACCCCTTACGATAGCTTGAGCGATTAAGCTTTTCTTAGTGTTATATGCTGTCATGTCATCCTTGTTACTGATGAAGCACGTTTCTAAAAGCATAGCTGGAGCCTTCGTTTCTCGCAGAATACCGAGGCGGCCGTGCCTTGTTGATGTGTCTGGCTTGATTTCGCGGTCACGGAAGTAGTCATCTACGCGGTCATTGACTTTTTGGGCTAGACTCTTACTTGTTGGGCTGCCATCTGCGTAAAAACCTGTTGTTCCATTCGCTGTAGCCACCGCACTATCAAAATGAATCTCGATAACAGCATTGACCTTCTCATTATTTGCCTTCTTCGCATCTGCGCTGATATTACGCGCAACGTTCGAGGTGCGGTTATTGATGACCTTAATACCCAAAGAACGGGCGTATTTAGTCGCCTCAAGCATCAACTCCAGCGCCTTATCTGATTCCTTGCCATACGTGGAAGAAGCACCTGGATCAACCCCACCATGCCCTGCGAAAATTGCTAACTTCAATTCATTGATTTTCATATTTATTCGTCCTCCTTGCTATATTTTTTCTCGCGGTTCGTGAAGATTTCAAACACGCCTGTACCGCCCGCACCAGCTAACCCACCAGCCCAAGCCATTACGTAGGCGCTACCCGCCCCTGGTAAGCCGAGAGCGAGTAAGCCAAGGCCTACACCCAACACAATGGATGCGATAGGCAGCCACTTCTTGGGAATAACCCCCGTCTTCTTAATCGCCTGCACAACAAGCGGTACTACCATGGCCAAGAATGTCATATACGCTAAAAGCTCTTTTCCAAATTCCATTTTTCCATTCCTCATTTCTCTGCAATTTTTAGTAACACTTTATCGATTTTTCTGTCCATGTTCTCAACGGTTCGCCGATGAGCTTTGAGCCCTTCGATATAACGCTGCTGCTGTGCTGTTACTGTAACTAGGTTCTCATTGATGGTTTGACTTTTAGCCAGCGCAGTCTGCATACTTCGCATGTGCTCCTGGTGTTCAAGTCGCATATCCGCAATAAAAGCTTGCTGGCTTTCGATAATGGACTGTTTCGATTCTGCCCTTTCTTCTGCCTTAGTTAGCTGTCGTAGGAAGTGCCGAAACAGAATCCATAGGGCCCAGATAGATAGGACCATAAAAATTATCGTTAGGATATAGAACGCCCTATCATTCGTGACTGCCTCATCAACTAACTCCGTAACAATGTCCCCCAAGGTCCTCACCTCATCCCATAAAAAATAGCGCTATTCGGCGCTTTTGTTTTCTACCTCTTCCAATGAGGAGGCATGGTATTCGTCTAAGCCAGCCTGCACTTTGTCACGGAGCGACTTTGGCACGTCCTCAATTGTGCGACTGGATGCTTCATCGAGGATAGATTCAATAAACAGCTTCACAAGAGGGCTCATTCTAACTCACCTCCCAACCTTTCAATGATGATAGCCAGGTCCAGAATTGTGTCACGCAACTCCGCACTTTGTACCCTCATCGCCTCGTTCTCTAGCTTGAGTTTTTCAATATCAGTCTGTGAGTTTTTTTCATATTCCTTGATAACTAGCTGCCTTTGCCTCTCATCAACTAGAGCCTTGCCATCTACTATTTTCACAAAATCAAGCTTATTAAAATCCTCGGCCTTGGCTTCAATCTCCTGAAAGCCTTCCTGTTCTGATTGTGACCATGCCACTACATAACCTAGGCTATCCAGCAACACAAAATAAGAACTAAACATCACCCCACCCCCCAAATTTCTCTTAGACATTTCGACCTAAAATTAACGCCATCCAAAATACGCACATTATTCGAGCTACCCGATACAGCGTTTATCCCAACATAGATGTACTTATACATAACCTTTGTAGTATCCTCTACCGAAATAGTGACGGAATGCCCTTCGCCTGGATGGCTGATAATAAACTCCACTGGAATCGGATAAACCAGCCAACCCCAATTATCCGCCCCAGTCCCAACTGTGTAATGCGAAAACACTAAATACAGCATTTGATAATCATTTGTTTCCAAGTTTGGAAAGGTAAGCCTGTGCCCCTCATCCATATACATCCCGCCGCTCCAGAAACAGTCGGCACGCCTTGCTTTTTTCAGTACGTCAGTCAGACCCTTGCCCTCGTTCATGAGTCCAACACCTTTTTGATAAATTGGAACATGCTTCTTCACTGTGCCCATCGTTGTTGCATCGAGTACATTGACAGCTTTCAGCAGACACGTATATCCGTCTGTAATGGGCTGATATATTGTTTCAACAACAATATATTTCAGTGATGTGAGATCAAAGGTTTCATCCGATAAAACGCGTATGCACAGCCCTCCAGCAAAGACTACAGTGCCTGCTTTGACTGTGTAACTGTTTGTAGTACCCACTTGCGCTATCGTCCCGAAAAAGCCGTTTCCTGCGTTCCCGACCATCGCCCCTAGCTCGGAGCGCGTATCGATTGCCTCAATGTAGGCGTCGTTTGTATAATTGAATGTTTTAACTGCCATTTATTTATAACCTCCTTCTTTTAAATCCTTGAGCTTCGCTGTGAGCGAGCCCTTCTTTATGCCCGTTTCCAGATCGTACTTAGGTGATAGAATGCCCTTCTCTATGTTGACTGTATAGGCAGATACTAAGTCCTCTACAAGAGCGCCGTTCTGCATTCGGAAACTCACGTAATCTCCAACGTCATACTCCTCACCTAACTCTGCTACATGATTATCAAGTGTTGTGAACTTCACCGTATACTCAAATTGGAGCTCTTTCAGTTTTGCAATTGTACGCTGCACTAGCTCGGCATGGCTGATCGTCTCACGGATATCGTAGACGTAACAGCTCGCATAATCATTCGATACCCTGTTATCGATGAAATGGAAATCGCGAGCGTTGTCTTCACCTGCGCCAAGACCGAGTATCTGGTTGTATGCCTCTTTTGTACTCTTGATGACCTCGCCCTGCTTATGCGTGATGTCCGTGAGCAGCACAACGCTTTTTCTAAGGTCCCGCAAATACTTCCCCTCTATATAAACACGCCGATCCGATACGATGTAAATTTGATATGTCATATCATTAGAAATGCAATTCGCGCGATGGAAGGCGAAAGCGGTTTGCATCCGTGGCGATAGCGAGAATGTTGTCTTATCTGCGTCCAGCTTTGTGATGACCGTGGCAAGTGGGAAAGCCAGTTGTATCGTGTTTTTCAGGATAGCAAAAGAGCCGCCTGAGTAGACGGCCGAGCTCACCATATTGCGCTTGAGTAAATAGTTCATCTGCACTCTGTCCAACAAATAGCGGAGGTCGAAACCTGAATACGTGTAGGTGCCCTCTGACTCTTGCGTCTGTTTGACCACTCCGGAGAAAATAGGCTTTCGCTCATCCAGTATCGTGATGAAATCCTCTACCTCTACACTTGCCGATTTTGTTTTCAGATCGAACGCCTGCCAGTCCCAAACGTGAGCAGTGAATGAGCCAGCTGTAATACTAATGATGGTCTTCTGATTCAACATTTTATCGAATATCAGACATGTCAACATTAGGCGCTCACCCACGTTTCATATATCTCTACTTCAATAGAGCCCCGCAAGTTGGCGCTATCCACGCTAATCGTATACGGCGCACCTGGCATCAAATCAAAGAAAGGCGGGTCTGCTGTAAACAGGTCAAACAATGCAATTGCATTTACTCCATTCTTGCGGACGAACATATCAAAGTTGTCGATGACAAGCGTTTCACCTGTGTTGATATTGCCGTCGTATTTGATACGTTTCTGCTGTCCGGTCATCGTGTTTTTGATTGTCAGCGTGAAGGCTGATACTTCGCCGTTTATACGTATGATGAGCTTTGCAAAGTGGTTCCCACCGATGTTCGTTATCGTGCCGGAACCTGCTCTATAAGTCTGGCCATGTGTCCAAGGATGCGAATAAGGGTGCTTGTGTGATTGGTCAGAGCCTTCTAGGTTGATTCGCGTTGCCTTGGGCGCCATGGCAATCCAGGTCTTTGATATGCGGTCGAATGCAATTTTGATTTTCAACTCATCGCCATCCTCTTCAATCTCACCGAAATCGAACGACTTAATAAGCGCCCTGGAGAACATCTCTACATCCGAGGCATTCTTGTAAATGAGCATCCCATAGGCATCCACGCCTTGCTGCCGCATGAGCTGGTCGTAGTTCAAGATTCGCGTGACCTCTCGCTGATTCTCGTAGATGTCTCGATTGTTACCATGGATGCTCAATAGACTTAGCTCTCCCGAAAAATCAGGAATGACAAGCCTGGTATTTGTAACATATGTGTGGTCAGCGTAATTACTCTCTTCTATCGTGTTCTCATATGCAAACCCCATGCCCTCCAGGTTATAGAGGAACTGCTGGTACGGCATTGAGAAGTTGGCCTCTTCACCAGCGCTATTCCGATATGTGATTACTCGATACTCCGTCAATACCTATCACCTAGCCTTTCATCTACCACGTCGACGATTTTGTTGATGTCGGCCTCTTCGCGAATTGTCATCCCGAAAAATTGGAACTGGAGATAATTCTGAGTCGCATTGAAGTTCGTAGCCAACTCTTGCATTCTCTGCAATACAGGCATGCTTGGTGCACCGTTCACAGCATCAATCGCGTTCAGCGCCATATTGGCCGCATTGTCGATAGCTCCGTCTGCGTTGTCGTCGATACCGATTGCATAGCCATCTGAGAAATCCTTACCTTTTTTGATTAGCTCCTTGGCAGGTGAAGCTGATTTTTGTGCAGCCTTAACGGCAGAAATTGCATTGGTAACCATGTTGGCAGCTGTAGTTGCTGCTGCGCTTGCAACTGAATTTATCCCCGCTGAGAAACCCTGCCCGAAATTACGGCCTTCCTGTTCGGCCGACACTGAACCAGCACCAGATTTCGCATTACTTGCCAGCCCCTTACCTGCGGTATTGGCTGCACCTTTCTTAGAGTTTGCGCCATCAACAAAGGTCTGCGCATTACCTTTACCTTCGCCACTTAAGTTCGTCTTACTACCTTTTTTCTGCAACTCGCGCAAGCCAGTGAGGAACTGATTGACATTTATTTTTCCATTTTGGAAACCTGTGACAAGCCCATCAATGTTAGTCTTACCCACGCCTTTTATATCTACCTTAGTATCTGTTTTGATTTTTGATTTAAGCCCTGTAAGAAAAGTATTAACACCAGGAAGTCCTAAGTCCATCCCTTTTTTCAAAGTCCCTAAATCATCCTTACCAATTTTGCTAAGGTCCTTATCATAGATTTTATTCAGCTGTGTTTTGAATTTACCTTCAAGCTGGTTGATTGTAACTGCTCCTGAGTCCAATCCGTTTCTAAGCGTTGCGATATTGTCCTGGCCTATTTTGTTCAGGTCATTGCTATAGATGTTCAACATTGACGTTCCAAATTTTGCTTTTAGTTGGTCTAACGTGATGGCTCCAGCATCTAGCCCCTCGCGTAATGTGTCGACATCTTTCTTCCCTACATCCCCAAGGTCGTTAGTCGTTATGGCTTCCAGTTTGCTAGAAAAGAAATACTGGAGCATTGGAAGGGCATCCTCTCCGCCCTTCTTGATGGCTGCAAAAAACTCTTTCGCTGTCTTATTTCCATTCTTCCCGAGGTCGATTTTAGTATTGGATTCTAGGTCAAGCCCCCATTTTTTCGCAACTGCGGGAATATCTGCATTCTTCTCACTTAGCCCTTTTATGAACTTCTCACTAAGGCCCTTTGCTTGGACTGCAACCTGGTTTCCCGATGCGTCCACTGCGTCGACCATTCCCTGAGTATCGAGCTCAACCTGTTTTCTAGCCTGGTCTGCACTCAGCCCTGCCTCCATGTAGAACTTGATGAGGTTGTCCTTGAACTCCTTGATACTACCCTCCGCCTCTTTATTTCCCGAACTTAGACTCTTAATATATGTTTCATTTTTGCGTTTTATTTCTTCTTGCATGGAGACTTTTTCAACCCATGCTCTTTTTTCCTGAGACCACCATTTCCAGGTTCCATCAGCCTGTAGTTGTTTCATCCTGTCTATATCCATGCCAGATTCTAGGACTACCTCACCTGTGTTTTTAAAAGATTCCGCTAGACTTTTATTGGTATCAGAGAGTACTCTTTGAGATTTATAACTATTTTCTGCAAGAGTCTTTCCGTTCAGTGTCATGAGCTGATTATAGTTCTCCTGGCTTATGTGCCCCTCTGCCAGTGCTTTCTCTAAATCCTTCTTGGTGCTCTTGTAGTAATTTTCAGCCTCTTTAGTTGACTTATCGCGAGCTTTCTTTGCGGTCGCGAGCTGCTTATCATATGAAGACTTCGAAATAGTATCCTGATTTTGACTAGCTGCTTTGGCAATACGCTCTTGCTCTTTAACTGAGTTAGAAAATACTTTCAGTTGCTCATCAAGAAACAAGGTTGCTTCACTGTATCGCTTCTTATCTGCCTCTGTCATGCTGGCCAAGTTTCCATTGTATTTCGTTTTCAGGTCATTCATTGTTTGTACTGCGTCTTTGACTTTATTGATATTTTTATCAATCGAATCGTTGACCTCTTTTGTTGCCTTATCAGCTGTTTGCTTCCCGACTGCACCTGTCCCTTTGGTCAGAGTGTCAATCTCTGTATTCAGGCGGTTCTTATACTCTTCAAGGGCTACTATGGCCTTATCCGCCATACCTGAGTAAGCCTCAACTACTTCTGTAGACATCTGTTTCGCGTTCTCGACCGTGGCCGTTTTCATCAAAGCCATGTTGGTATGTGCGGTATCTTTCAACTTAACAAAAGACTCACCAGCTTTTCGAGTTCCAGCAGAAACACCCTCGCCGTACATAGCCGCGTTATCGATTGATTTCGTGAGCTCTGCGTCATGCCGTTTCTGTGCTGCGACCTGATATGCCCACGCGCCACCCAACGCTACAACACCCAATCCAATAGCTGCGATGGTTGCTGTTACAGGGTTTAGCGTCATCATCAATAAGCCCACACCAGCAACAACTGGCCCGATGGCTGCGGCGGTTCCTGCAATCCCCACAATGGCTTTTTTCGTACCATCGTCTAATGAAGTAAACCAGTCCGAAAATTCTTGTGACACCTCTGCAACATCCGATAACACAGGCCCCAACGCCGTTCCAATGTCTGCAATAGCATTCTCAAAGGCTCGCATAGCAACCTCTAGCTGATGATTGCTTTCGGCTGCGGAGTTTAATTTATCCAGCGCGCCCTTGGTGTCCATTAGCCCTGTTTGGGCGTCTGTCATGGCGTACACGGCTTTGTTTCCTAAGTCCTCGAACTTCGTACCGAATAGCGCTGTACCTAGCTGTGTGGCCTTTTGCTGGTCGTCCATGCCCTTCAAATCTTTACCTATGGCTTTGAACATTTCCGCAGCTGTCACTTTGCCGTTTTGGTACTCCTTAAACATCTTCTTGGTGGACCCTGACATCTGGCTCATTGCCTCAGTCGTTGATTTCGAACCGTCCTGAATACGGATGCCGAACTCTTTTACAAGGTCATTCACGTAATCCAGGTTATAGGCACCTTCTTTTGTACCAGCTTCCAAGATAGAAAACATCTCATCAATCGAAAAACCCGCTTGACTAAATAGCGGGGCATACTCGGAGATATTATCGAAAAGCTCATCGGAGAAATTGAGGCCATTCTGTGCACCCCAAGCAAGTTTCTGGAAGGCTTCTTCTGAGGATATTTTGAAGTTCTTCATCAAGCCATCGCCGCCACGTACAACCTCATTGACATCTGCGTCAAAGGTTGCTGCTAAGTTCATAGCTGTGACAGTTGCCTGCTTAAGTTCCTTGCCATCCAAGTCTCTCATTTTCAGCTTGACACGTGTCAGGGCGTCCGTGACTTCTTCTAATGATTCCCCATAGCCATCCACATAGATAGAGCGCGCTGTGGCCGATAGTCTGGCCGTTTCCTTCTCGGTAGTACCTAAGGAGCCTTTAATCTTACTTTGTGAATCTGCGACGTTCTGGGCTGCCTGAATCGATGCCGCACCCACGGCCAAAATCGGAACGGTAATCCCGGCAGTCATGCCCCCACCAACTTTAGCAACATTGGCGCCTGCCTCTTTTGTCTTCACGCCAAACACGCCTAAATCCTTATTGGTCTTCTCTAGCTCATTTCCAAAATTGGCATAGGCCGTTTTCGCTGACAGGAGTTCTTTCTCCAGCTCATCTACTTCCTGCGAGTTCTCACCGTATTCTTTTTTCGCGAGTTCCAGCTGGTGCTCTAGGTTCTTGACCTGGTCGGCTGTGTTGCCCATCTGACGGCCAAGAATAGCCTGGGATGCTTTCAACTTATCCGCCTCTTTGGCTCCATCGCCCATTGTGGCAATCTGTAACTCAAGCTCCTGGTCTAACCGTTCATTGGAACGCGTCAGCCTATCCTGCTCACCCTCCAACTTCGAAAGTTCTTGTCGACGTTTGGCCGAGGAGCTGTTCGCGTCGTTTTCCGACTGAGCCAACATATCCATTTTTCGGGCTGTATCTATTGTTTGATTAGCAAGTCGCTGCTCTGCAATCTGCAAATCTAGTAATTTCTTCTCTAAGTTTTGAGCCTCTTTGGAGTTCTCCCCGAAAGTCTGTTTTGCGTTATCGAGGTGCTGCTCTGTAGACTCAATTTTCTTGCCTGTCAGTTCTTGCTCTCTGGCCAGTTTGGCCATTTGGCTCTCTAGCTTCTCAGAAGCGGAGCCTGTCTCTTTTAGCTGTTCTTGTTCGAGTCGAAACTCTTTATTTAGTTTCGCAGTATCGGCGTTCATGGTTTTCATGGCTGCGCTATACTGCTGATTATCGACTTTAAATTTTATCTTCTTTTCGCTGTCTCTTGCCACTTATTTCGCCGCCTCTCTTTGCACATGCTGCTTCCACGCGTCTACTGCGATTTTATTTGCTACGTATCTAGGTAACGTAAAAAACGGACGGTTCCAGAAAATATCTTCGCTTATCCCAAAATAGTCAACGTAGTAACTGTACAAATCTTCTACGGTCTCAATCGTGACTTTTGGGAAAGCTACTTCCCCGAGCTAGTCCCTGTTTTCGGTATCTTCTTTATGAGTGTTTGTGAAAAAGCTCCGAACTCATCTACATTCTTTTTGACGATAGCCGCCCCAACAACAAGCGTAAGCTGTACATAATCAATCTGGTAGGACTTAATAAAAGTCTGATAATCTAAGTAATCTGTTTCGTTCGCCTCGCGATATGCGGCGTATAGGGTGTTTAGCTTAATTTTTAGCGGGATTTCACTCTCAACCGTTGCATTGATTATCTTGTCGAGAAAATCCTTATCCACAATGCCCTCGTCCTGCAATGTGAGGAATGTGGCAGCTGTGAGCTGTGTGTCAATATCAACCATGCCGTAGTTTTTCAATTCAATTTGAGCCATGTTGTTCTCCTCCTTTTCATAATAAAAGAGCCCCCAATTTTGAGGACTCTGATTTGCTATTCAGGTAAAAAATTCACGGGTACTTTAGCAGTCATCAAACTCTCACCTGATGCATTGAGCGCCGTTACTTGGTAGGTCCACGAGCTCCCTGCCGTTCCGGTTAAACTGTACGACGTGATAGATGTGGATTTCCATGGCACCATAGAACTATTTTGATAAAGCTTGTAGGATGTGGCCCCTGGAGAGGCTGCCCACGTTAGTTTTGCCGTGGTCTGTGTGATTTCACTAACCGCTAAATTCGTAGGTGTAACAGGCGCTCCTGCGGGTGCTGGTACGGTAACCGTAACGGAGCCGGGGTAGTAACTACCAACCTTCGACTCAACCAATACAATCGAACCCGAGATAATGCTGCTCGACGAAATAGAGAAGTACCCAGTTGCATCTGCCTGTGGTACAGAACGAGCGGTACCATCTACAGTTAGCCTCACATAACCACTTGGCTCGGTCATACCTGATACTATTCTGTCTACGCTGCTAATTGTGTTAAGTTCCAATCTGGGAAGTTCGATAGCCATAGGTGTTGGCATACCCTCGATAGTAGTAGGGTCTCCAGAGGATTTCCCATCCAGCGCTTTAAGTGTAAGCACGTTGTTGTACCCGCCTGTAATATAACTCGCCCCAACCTGGTACATATTTGCGTATGAGCCCGTTCGAGTCTCTGCACTTACTGCGGTTGTACCGATTAGAACATCCAGCGTCTCCATCACCGTTCCATTCCTGTTGTACAGAACAACCTTTACCACATCAGTTACTGCTTTTACAATATCTTTCGCGTAGTACCTGAAAGTGCCATCCTGATTCACTGGTACTTTTACTTTTTCAGTACCGTTCACAATGACGGATATTTGTTTTGCATAGTTTGTATTCATGATGCCTGGCATGTAGATACTGACTTCACCAGCTACAATCGTCCCTGTCGCTACATACTTATCACGATCATAAACGCGAACGTTTGTAACACTAGGTAGGCTCGGCCCTTTACCTTTTGCATTTGTTGTATCAGCCAAGTAGCGCTCCATCACCAGCATAGACAATCTTGTTTTTTGGCTAATTTCGTTAGATAGCTTACTCTCGACATTGTATTTCGAGACCGCTGTTACTCTAACTGTGTGGACCGTAGCCTCCAGCAATTTATCACTTGTAAATACGTTGCTTGTCGCTACCGCTGGAATTACTGCGCCATCTACATAGACATGATAAAAGGAAGCCCCTTGTACTAAGTCCCAGGTCCACGTGATAGTTTTATCCGTGAACTCCGAGACTTTTAAATTTTGGGGCTCAGCTGGGAAAGACGTAATCTTTTTTGACCATATCAGGGCTAAAGTCGGTATGCCATTTCTCGACTGTCTTCTTATCAATGACATCGTCAATCATCGCATCATAGCGAAGTTCTTTATTAGCATCTTTCATTGCCTTAACTGGGATTTCAATTTCCGCTACCTCCTCCGAGGCATTTTCTAGGCTCCATTTAATCCCACCAGTTACAGACATATTTGCAAAACCAAGCAATCGGCCGTTTCCATACATGTCTTGTTCCTCCGCAGTTAGCGCAAAATTCGCCGTTTTAGAGGACGATCCGTAAGCCCAAACGCCTTCCTTTAGGCCCTCCGTACTAAGGCCGTACAACTCACGTGCAGTCGCTAGATGAATATGCCCTGTGAGGGTCCCTTCCATCATTTCGGGCTTGCTAATCTCCTCTACTGGCACACCCTCAGATTTCCGTGTAATTGTTTTGATGGTTGCTTCACCTTCAAATTTCGAAAACTCACCGAAAAGTACACCAGGTGTTTTTACACCAGTCGCCGCGATGGGGTGCCAATGTACATTAGTAAAACCGTACGCAAAATATTCTTTTTTAGTTGTCATCTATTTTCGTCCTCCTTATAATTCGATTACCTCGTCTAGTGCTTCGCTTAGAGCATCTAATATGCGAGGGATTCGGTCGTCCATTCCATCATTAAAGAAATGATGAGCCAATGGGTTAGATGAGCCACGCCCCTCGTCAGGGAATGCAAGATATCCGAATGAGCCCTTCTTACCTGACGCGCCGCCTTTTGCTACAATTTCGAAGCCCAAGTTTTCCATACGCTTCATAAGCGGATTGGAATATCTGGCGTGCTTCTTCTCTCTGACGGCTTTTGCACCTCTTTGGCTCACAGGCATTCGCATGATGATCCCCTCAATAGCAAGGGCGGCTCCTTCCCTCTCCAATGACTGATTTATCGCTTTTTCAACATCCCCTGGAGACTCTGCTATCTTTTTCATCAGCAGCTCAAGATCCTTTGTATCTAGCTCAAACCTAACCATCGATAAAACTTCCTTTTTTGAAATACACTCTTGGTCTGGTAACCGTAATTTGATGTACCGTATACTCTTCCTTCGTGTCTTTGAACAGCAGTGTGTCCTCTGTTGCCTCTCTAATGTTTAGCTTCATCTCAATGAGCACATCCAAGATATCCTCTAATTCAGCTGCTGTCTCACTTGTACTAGGGAATACATAGGAGACAACCAACCGCTCGACGAAAGAAAAAGCACCTTCGCCTTTTTCCATCCCGTCGCGCTTGAACGCAAAAAAGTGGTATTTACTAGCCTTGATTTCCTCAACCGTTGGCCAGTTGCGAAATACCGCTACTCCTGCGCTTGCTAAGGTGTCATATATGAAATCGTCGGGTATGTTGGGTTTACGAAATGGCATTCTCAGCACCGCCTTTTTGCAGATACCAAAACAGCTTTGTTTTCTCCGCATCCCAGTCAAGGCTCACAACGTCGTACTCTTGCCCTTCGAGAATGACCTTCGCGGGTTTTGCTTTCCAAAAGTCAATCCCGTAAGGCGTTTTGATTTTTAAGTCGATAGATTCATTCTCACCCTCAGCTAGTGCGTAGTCGGAAGAGCGAGCCTCCATTAAAGCAAAGTAGCGAGTACCTACCTGCTTGAATACCTTCCCCACCACTTTCCCCTTGACGCGCTCCGTGATGATGTCTCCGTATGCCATGATGCCATCTTTATAAACTTCTGTCCTACTCTGATTTGCCATCGGCTACACCGCCTTTCAAACCCTCGGAAAGCTGGAATCGAAGCAAGCTGGATCTGTAATCCATCTCGAATAATGCAAGTGCCCCATTGCGATCATATCGAACTCGATTCTTTAACAGCGAGGTAGCCGTCCCTGGAGAATCGAAAGAAATAGACGTACCCGAGATATCTCTCAAATACGCCTTCGCTTCTTCTATTTGGCTATCCAGTGAAGGGTCATCCCAAGTTACAGCACACTCTTGCTTAACGTATGTTTTTAAATCAAACTCCGTCATTTTCAGCACCTTCAATCAGCGCAATCAGTTCCGCTTTCGTGGCCTTGACTGCGTAGGGGATTTCTCTCTCGTCCAGAATAGCTTTCAGTTCGCTATTTGTCATTGACTCTAAGCCAACCCCAGCTCTAAACGTCTGGGGTGCCTCAGGGTGTCTCTAATTCCTTGATTAGTGTTAGTAGAGGTTTCAAGTCTGTGATGTCAAATACTAGAAAAGATAAATTATCTTTAGGCCGTCCATTAGCCAGCTGACGCGCAGCGTATACTGTTTGGTCTTCTAAGAATCGATATTCTTTCGAAGACTCAATTTTTCCGGTTGTGCCAATTCCCATAAAGTAATCGGTCGGAACGCCGACAATCAGCTTGTTTTTATCCACATATCGGGATTGGATATCTGTGGCATTGATAGGCAGCGTTTGAACATACTGACCGTTTGCTGTCATGGTTGTAATCGCGCCGAAGAATTTCTCCCAGTACGTCAACGGATTCAATACAAACATGATGTTCGCCACTGCTCGCTTGCCGTCAAGTGTAAGGGGCGCCATGATTTTCTCACCCAGTGTTTGCGGTAGTAAATCGGTCAACGTAGTCGCGACCTTTTTCGGATATTCGCCTCCAACCACTGCACCGTCTAGGTTTCTATCCATACCGATAGGCATATCTTTTCCCGTACCTGTGACGATAGCCTTCTCCAAGCCAATCGCTAAAGACTCTGATAGTAGAGTGACGATAAACTTGTCAATCCATACAGGGCCAAGGTCTAGTGTAGAGTTGTATAACGGAACAAAGGCAGTTAGCTTTGCTTGCCCAACATCGATTTTATCGAATCCATTAGACAGCTCCTTCGTGATTGCAGCTGTTACATCAGACCACAAAGCGCCTTCCGCGTCTGCTTTGCGATACAGCCAGCGGGTAATACCTGTTGTGTTCACAAAATCGATAGCTGCAAGTAGTGGATGCTGCTCTTCTAGGTATTCAAAAATACGGTCATACACGGTTACCGGGATAACAACCTCCAGATTATCAAGAGCCTTGTTTTCAATAATTGTGTTGTAGAACTCTCGCTCTTGGGAGTTAAGCACTGTAAACCCTCGCTGCGCCATAACCTGGTCGTCAGTCATGCCTGCACGAGCCGCAGCTGCTGCTTCTGCTACAATTTGGTCTTGAAACCCTTGCGACCATTCGGCAAACGCCTCTGCTTGTGCCTTCGGGTCTTCCAGCGTCATGGCTCTATCGAGAACCGCTTGAAGCTTTTCCTTATTGTTTTTTACTTTATCTGGGTTTTTCATATTTTCATGTCCTCCTCATAGTAAAAAGGCAATCACTCAGACAATGCTTTGAGGGCATTGAAAAGCGGATTACCTTTTTCTTGTTTATTCGGTTGTTCTGGTTCAGGTGGTTCTGTCTTATTTTCTACGGGCTTCGGCTGCAATCTTGCAACTACTGCCTCCACAATTGCGTCAACATCTAACGCCTGCTGTTTTGATTCGGGTTTAGCAACAGCTGGCTCTAGTAATTGCTTAGGTACATTTCTGAATGTGTTTGTGATTGGGCTTCTGGCCATTGCTACCTGCTGGATTGGGTTAACTACATCAGTTATAAAGCCTTTTTCAAAAGCCTCTTGTCCTGTCATCCAGGTTTCTTCGGCCATCATTGCCGCAATCTCAGCCTCGTCCAAATTGGATTTAGATTTATAGGCGGCGATGATAGACTGCTTACTGGCATCTAGTGCTCGAATAGCGGATTCCAGGTCTGCCTTGTTTCCAAAAGCACCTCCAGCCGGGTCATGAATCATCATCTGAGCATTAGCAGGCATTTCGATTACATCACCTGCCATTGCAATCACCGAGGCAATAGAAGCAGCCATACCATCAATACGGACATGGATTTGCGCGCTGTGCCGTTTGAGCTGATTGTAAATTGCTTGGCCCTCGTATACGAACCCACCGTTTGAGTTGATATTGACATAAATTTTGTCTACATCACCCAGCGCATCTAGGTCCTTCTTAAAGTTGAAAGACGTAATATCCGAGTCAAACCAGTCATACCCATCCGCTACAATATCGCCGTAGATATCAATTTCGGCTGTATTATTTCCTTCGTCCTTCTTAAAGTTGAAACAAGAAAAAACGCGTTTTGTCATTCTTCATCACCTCCTTTCAGGTACTTCTCGATTTCAGCATAGTTCTTCGTGATGATATGCTCATCTGCCCAAGGCTCGTCGATGCGCTCTTTGCCAAGGAATTCCAGTACATCATTGACGCTAAACGCACCAATACGGACAAGAACCTCCATGCTGCCAGCGATATCTTTGTAATCAAAGGATTTAATTTTATCCGTTGATATCTTAATCCGGCTACCTGCCAGATACTCCTCTTTAGTGAACAGCTTACGGTTTAGCTCATTCTCAATCTGCTCTACAATCGGATTAATGCAGAACGTCAAAAAGTTATTTGTCAACTGCGAAATGTCCGCCACATCACCTTTTAACAAGCCACGAGGAATATGGAAAGCCATCGCTACTAAGTCAATGACATCATCAATGGCCGCCCTGATATCTCGGCTCGTAAATGCGTTCTTTGTGTCCGAGTTACTGAAATCATTTAAGGACAACCCTTCCTCCATCGTGACAACGGAATCGCCATCGGAGAAGAAGTTTTTAAAGCGGTTTGTCATGAGGTCATCGATTCGTTTATCACCCTCTGTAACGTCATTCTCCTCATCCTCTTCGTTTTCATACTTACTAAATTCCTGGTCAAAAAGTGCACTAATATTCAGCACTAGCTTTTTGGCGTTCTTGCGATTGTAGTTCTTAATGGAGCCAGATATGAGCTTGCCATAGCTATCATACAGCCCATCAATTGTTGTACGAATCTGCTTGTTATTGAGCTCTAAAAAAAGCACATCCTGCTCGTAGAAGGTGCGCTTAAAATTATAATTATTAGCCGCTACGTACTGGTAGCTGTTAGGTATTACAGCGTGCTTATTTCGCTGATATGAATCTGCTACAAGCATTTGCATATCGTCTGTTTGAATCACTAACGCGCCCTCATCGCTAAAGACAAGCTCGGAAACCAAGTCATTCAGAAAAGCCGTTTTTGACTGATTCTGGTTCGGTTGGATGTTGAGATTGTAGTACAGCTCACCCTTAATTGCCTTGCCTCTATCAAAGGTTTTGAACTCACAGCGTGCCAACGTCTTCGCGATTAGATTGACACTTGTTTGTACGGCTAGTTGTTTAAAAAAGATGTTTGCCGTAACTTCCTCGATTAAGTAATTCATCCGCTCTTTTTGCGCTGCTGCACTGTTCTTTTTACTTCCAGTACCTAGGCTTAGAAACATGTCTAATAGTCCCAATATCTCACCTCCTCACTAGTACGAATAACTGCGTGGCTTCCGCCTAATGCGCCGCACTTCTTTTAACTCACCATCTTGCGTTAGCGCGTGAATCAGCGCCATATACCCATCGTTCTTACGTTTCTCTGGGTCTATCTTTTCAAAGCTGACATTGCCTTTTGTGTCGATGTCTAGGTACGTGTTATTCGTGTACCAGCGCATCATCATGTCATCACCAAATACGAGCCGCTGCTTGGCAAAAAGCGAATCAACAAGCGGCAGAACTTTTGTATGAGTTGTCTTCCCATTTCGAACAATCCAAGGCTCAAATCCTCTCGACGAAATTTCTGGCTTGAGATATTGATACTTGTAATCATCCATACAAATCCGCTGAATGCGATACTTCTTAGCTTGGACCTCAAACCAATCTGCCACCACATCTGGCTCTATCGTCTCGCCGCGGATGATTGTGCATAATCCCTGCTCGACTGCTGCATCAATATCAAAGTTGAATTTCTGAACGACTAGCGCCGTCTCTGGGATGAACGTGTGGTGAATCCAGTAACGTTTATCGCCAACTTTGAACAATAGCCCCACTGCACAGAAATCACGAATACGAGCATAGTCAATCGCACCAATGCAGTTCATTCCGATAAGGTCTGGAAATTCTTGATTGGTTGCAAGTATATTCTCCCAAGTAGCAACCGCAGTCGCTAGGTTTTCGGTCGGACAGTTCATCCGCTTCGTCATAAACTCAACCATGAGCGAAGGCGTTACTTTTGCCGTCTCGTAATCTTGCTCTACTTGAGCTCGAAGGTCGCTGTTATAGCGCAACATCGGATTTGCCTTCTCCCAATTTTTCGGGTCATGCACTTCCTCAGGGTCATCAAGCCGACAAATGAAGGGGAAAAGTTTTGAGTTTGGAAGCTCCCCGCGAAGCACCATTCTAGCCCTGTCCTTGATATCGTCTAATACACTGCCTCGGACTTTCCCATCAGTCGTTAGGTAAAAGCGCCTAGCAAAAGGAACTTTCCCAAGCCCCGTTGTATGAACGTTAAAAGAGGCGTAGTTTTCGAAGGCATGTATCTCATCAAAGCCAACCGCGCCTGGCCGTCCTCCGTCCTTTGTTTTCGGATTAGAAGTTTTGAAGTTTATAGTAGAGCCGTTCTTTCTGTTCTGGATTTGCGTTTTACTCCACTCATACCGACTCTTCATAAAAGCTTTATTTTTATTTAGCATATGGCGGATATCTTCAAATGACGTCATCGCTTGTTTTTCCGATGTGGCTACGATATCAACATTGTAATTTTTCACACCATGATTCCCGGTTGTCAGCTCAAATGTGGCCTCCGATAGAATAGTGTTCTTCCCAAAGCCCCGCCCTGCATATATAAAAAACTCATTGAACATTAATTCCAAATTTCCATGCTCGTCTTTTTCAAACACATAAGTGATAAAAGCTAGCAGGAATTTCTGGAATGGTAGTTGTTTCAATTCAAAAAACCGCTCTGCATTTGCTAGGGCGGTGTCAATCCGTTTATTATCTACAAAAGCATTTGAGCTATCCAGTTTATTCCGCAAGAATGGCATGAGGTCTTTCATTTCCTGAGAGCTTAGAACTTCACCAGTGTCCACCATGGTCATCCATTCCGAAATGGCTGGATGGTACTTATACGGAATCATCTTCGTCGCCTCCAGCTGCCTCTGCATTTTCTGGATTCATCTGGAGGTATGCGAGAATACTAAGCAGCTGCTTGTTAACTTTCTGCTGTTCTGGAACAGAATCGTTTTTCTTCATGCCGTGCATTCCAGCAACTGCTACACCCCGGGCCGTGATATCCAGCTCCAGCTGAGAAGCCGTATCCCATAGTGCCATGTATTGCTCAACTATATCCAGGTAGGGCTCACGCTTAGCGTCCTGCTCCTCCAGATGTTTCAGGAGCGAGTTTCTAATTCGTCCGCGCCGCTGCTTGTAGCTCTGCGAATCTCTCAGTATTTCCCAGCTTTCAGTTTCTGCCATTTTTCTCACATCCTCTCACATGGAATCCTAGAAAGTTGGACACCCATGCCCCTTCCCCGTTGTTCGGTTTCCCAAAAACTTAGCCATCTGGTTTGACCGGGGGGTACCACCTAGCGCCAACCTACCAACGTTCTTCATTATCAAATTTCTTTTTCTGCTTCTGTAATTTTTCTGGATGCTCTCGGTTATGATGGACCTTGCAAACACAAAATAGATTGCTCAGTGTCAACGCTAGTTCTGGATAGTCACGCACTTCCTTGATGTGATGGACAGCTTCGCACTTACTGTGCTTACCTTCTGCCTTGCAAAGCTGGCACTCATTGTTGTCGCGTCGTCTAGCTTTTGCTCGTACATTCTTCCACGCCTTCGAGTTATAGAACCTAGTCATATCATCCAGCAATACCATCCGGATAATCTCAGCTGTTGTCATCTCATCACCTGCCCATAACAAAAGCCCAGCGCATAATTGCACCAGGCTTCTCACTTTGTTTTGTTTCGTTCTCTTATCTATCTCACCCTATCATAGTAACATGGATAGTGTCTCCAATTGGTCGCCAAAAAGTCGCATGGCTTATTTGCGTTGGAATATATCTTCTATCCCATCCATTCCAAACATAAGCACGCCCAACGTTTCACACGCCTTATTCACTTCCTTGTACACATAGCTTCGGTCTATATTGTACTTCTCACTGATTAATTCTACCGTAATCTTTTGGGGATTTAGATACATATCCTTAACTATCCGGATGCGTCGCATGTCTTCCTCGGTGCCTTCGTTGCAAGACTTCTCGTAGGTATACAGCACTGCATCCACGAACTTCATCATCGCCTCAGTCTTGACTTCTGTTTCAGTTAGCCCTTTGATGTCTAACGCTCTACCGCCTATGAGTTCCAGGAATGGCTCTAGGATATGCAGGTCCTTCTCAATTTCATCACAGTACAGTTTCAGGTTGCGGTAGTTCTTTAACAGCAACTTAATGTTTCGCAAGCGCCAGTTATGGTCTTTCTTCTTCTGCCCCTGCTGCATCTTGTTGTACTCTTCGGCCGCCGTCTTGGTTGCCATTGCCGTGATAATCTCTATCTGCTTTTTAGATAGCCCAACCGTTTTACCCACTCGCTCTCACTTCCTTCCTGTTACTGATTGCCCTCAACACGGTTGATGCTATCCTGTTCACTAAATCCGTTCGGGTATCTAAGTTTCAGCTTATCAAGATTCCGCTGCGCTATCTCTTCTAGGTCCACATCAATGCATACGGCCAGCTGTGACACATACCAAAGCACATCGCCTAGCTCTTTCGCTACTGCATCCTTATCCAACTTATGCCCATGAAACATATACTTCTTAACCAGGTCAGCCACTTCGCCAGCTTCACCCGTAACGCCTAGTGCAAAGTTTACCATCGCTGTATCATGGTGCCCCGTTGTCGTTCGCTTAGATAATTCCTGATATTCATTCAGACTCATTTGACTCATCCAACTCAATCCTTTCTTGTTCGGCTAATCGTTCCAACCACTTATTTATGGCGCTTTTATTTATGCTATAAAATTTCTGCACTTTTACACGGCTTGCGTTAAACGCTACTGCTATGTTTACCTGACTAAAGTCTAAGAACTTCAACTCCGCATAAATCTTACTGCTTAAATCCTTAATGCTATTGTGCCTGTGCCCAGCCTCATCGAGAAAGTACTCAGCTTTCAAATACGGATTCTTACTTACCCGTTCATCCTCCAGCTCCTTCAACTGCTCTCTCAACTCCTTACGCTCTGCTCTTGGCAACCTTGGGTCAAGCAACTGCTCAATCAGCTCTCTTTGACGCGCTTTATTCTCTGGTAGTATCAATGTTCCTAACCTCCTCTAAGCGGGCTTTGACCGCCTCGAGTAAGGCGTCTTGCCCTATTTTTTTATTACCTAATGCCAGAACCACTTTCTCGTCCAGTGTTCCTTTTGCAACGATGTGATGAATGATTACCGACTTATCCTGGCCTTGACGGAATAGCCGCGCATTGGCCTGCTGATATAGCTCTAAGCTCCACGTTAAGCCAAACCAGACGATAATATGCCCACCATCTTGCAAGTTGAGCCCATGCCCTGCACTTGCTGGATGTGCTAGCAAAACGCCAGTCTTGCCATCATTCCATTTCTTAATGCTCTTTGAATCTGTCAGCTTTTCAGGTTTATATTTTTTCAGGTACTTCATGATACGCGCCTCGTCATGCTTGTACGTGTAGAACACAAGAACGGGCTGCCCATTACTCTCCTCGATGATATCCGCTAAGGCTGCTAGCTTTCTGTCATGAATCTCTTGGTATTCTCCGAACTCGTCATAAATGGCGCCATTGCAAAGCTGTAACAGTTTATTGGACAATACAGCAGCCGAATCAGCCACTACATCCGCATGTTCTAACTCAATGATTAGCTCTTTTTCCAGCTCCGCATATTGCTGCTTTGCCTTCTTAGGTAGCTGAATAGCGATTGTATTATCTATCCGCTCCGGCATTTCCAGCCAATCCTCGGCTTTCATACTGACGCAAATATCGCTAATCCGTTTATGGATAGCAGCCTCTGCGCCTTCTCGCAATCGCCAGTCAAATATCACATGCCCATTCCGTGCACCCGGCGAAAAATAGCGGTCCTGATACATTCGCTTTGTTTTCCCTAATCGCTCGCCCTGGTCCAGTAGATACAGCTGTGGCCATAAATCAAGTAACGTGTTTGGTGCTGGTGTTCCAGTTAGCCCTACCAGCCGTTTAATCTTCGGCAGTACTTTGCGCAATGCCTTAAACCGTTGAGATTTATTATTTTTGAAGCTGGAAAACTCATCGACGACGACCATATCAAAATCCCAATGCTTTCCTAGTCGGTCCACTAACCAAGTAATATTTTCTCGATTTGTGACATAGATATCGGCTTGCTCGTCTAACGCTCGTTCTCGCTGCCTTTCCGTACCTAGAATCTTTGAAACTTGCAAGAACTGCGTATGAGCCCACTTTTCCGTTTCGCGGCTCCAGGTGTCTTCTGCAACGCGTAATGGCGCGATGACTAAGACCTTGCTGACCTCGAACTGGTTATACATCAATTCGACGATAGCTGTTAGGGTTGTGATAGTCTTCCCCATCCCCATATCGAGGAATAGGCCGCATTTGGGATGAATCAGCACATTTCGGATGGCAAAGTCCTGATAATCGTGCGCTACAAATATAATCGGCTTAAAGGGTACCATTATCAAATAGCTCCATCAGGTTATCGACTCGTTCTTTGCAATCTGCGACATAATGGAGTTGCCCTTTCTCGACAATCTGCTTCGTTCGCTTCTCTTGAAGTTTCCGCAGCTCCTTACCTGGCGCTTTCGTTTCGACAAATACGAGACGCCCGCCAAGCATCACAATCCTGTCTGGCACTCCGCGCGTTCCTGGACTTGTAAATTTCCAGCACAAGCCCTCTCGCTTTCGAACTTCTTTTCGAAGGTATTCCTCAATCTTTGACTCCCGCATCTTATCACCTCATTTTTCGATTTCACAATTCACAAGAGAAGTGTCAACAAAAAGCCCTCCGTTCTGCCTTATATACGCGTATAGGCGTACGCAGGCGTACATGTGCCTCGCGCATTACATAAATACACCTAAACTACTCTTATATATAGATATATTGTATCTTTGTTGACACTTAGGCTTGACACTTACGGGCTGTAGCCTTTTACCCGTCAACAAAAGGTGTCAACATAACGAAACTTTGTTGACAGTCAGATATTTCCTTATGTTGACACTTGGAGAGTTTGTTGACACCTTTGTTGACACCTAAATTTCACAATCTTCTTTAGTCAGTTAAAGGAATGCGGGTATAAGCTCGCTGCCTTCCGTACTGTTTTCCGAACCGTAAAAGGCCCTGATGGTCCTGCCAATTTTCGATATTTCGGAGTGCCTCATTGATTTCTCTGGCCTTCTGCTTGGTGAGCTGTTTGGCCTCACCGTCCATCATTTCGCACCATATTTCCATTGCACAGACCTTCTCACGTAGCACTAAATCCTCTCGCTCCACTTCGTCAAAGTCGTCTCCACGAAGGAAATTCTTGCGCTCTGCGATATTCTTGTCTGCCCAATCCGGCGGTATCGGTGTCTCCAGATATTCTCTGATAAGCCCCTCCAATATATTGGATTCTGTAAATTTGGCTTGCTGCGCTCTTGCTTGACTCTCTAACTCGCCCTGCAAATACAGCGTTTCGCCTTCCTGATATCGGACAAAAGCCTCTGCCCAAATCTGGTCCACCACGTCCTCTTTCAAGTCTGTAAAAACCGACTTTCTTCCATAGCCATATACCTCGATTGGCCAAAAACGTCTGTTTCCAGTTCCATCTCGCAAAAAAGGTATTATCATTCGTCGTAGCTATGAAAATACACTGTCTAGGAAATCCCTGGACATTCTCACCATAGGCCACCCGGAAGCGGTCTTCCCTAGCCGATATAAACGCTTTGGCCTTTTCCACTTCCGTCTTATTCAAGGCGGATAATTCGCCTAACTCCATAATCCAGTAGCCTTGTAATAACTCATAGGCTGCTTTCCCATGTAAGTCCTCCAAACTGTCCGAATACCACTCTTTCCCTAACTTATCTAGCAATGTACTCTTACCAAGGCCTTGCTTTCCGGTCAATGTGAGAACCTGGTCGAATTTCGTACCCGGAACCACCACCCTGGCCACTGCGGCCGCAAACGTCTTCCTCGTCACAACCCTGGTATACTCGCTATCCTCCGCCCCTAGATAATCGATGATAACTGTATCAAGCCGCTCCTCACCATCCCATTCCAGCCCCTTCAAGTAATCCCTGACTGGGTGAAACCTTTGGCGATGCATCACTTCTCTTAGTGCATCCTTGATTTTATCCCGGCCACTTATGTCGTAGACCGTTTCTAGGTAGTTGCGTAGCGCGCTGTCATCTAAGTCCTTTTTCTCGTCTAGCTTCTTAATCTTGCGCCATGGCACATTGCCAAGTAGCGACATACGATAATTAAACTCGTTATAGCCGAATTTACCTTTGAGGTAAGGATCGTGCTCTAAGATCCGCAAAATATTAGGCGCAGATGATACCACTTTGCCGTTACGGTTGATACTGAGCTTTCGCATCCAGCTTTTATCGGCCTTTTCAGGCTCCTCTTCATCTTCGTCTAAGATGTCCGCGAAGTCTTCCAAAGCGCCTACTAGCGAGGTTTCGACTAAGTTCTCTTTGACGTTATCGTCATCTCGCGCAAAGTCCGCCATGGCCATAAAAGAAGGCAGCCGATTGACTGGCGTGTTTTCTGGGACATCGTCGTCCTGGGCACCAAATAAATGGATTCTCACCAGGTCAAATGCGTTCACCAGCTTTTCGGAAATCGGGTCCGTCCCATGATGTGAAAAGGCGAAAAGCCCATCTTCATATAGGACAAGGCCCCCGACAGTACTACCATCGACATAGGTGTAGCGCCCCTCCATAGCAGGCTCGTATTTGTCGGATAAAAAGGCCTCAATGGCATCCTGAATCATGTACGTCTTGCAGAAGGCCCCAACAATACCAGACTTGTCCAGCGGGTTTCCTTGCCTGTCAGCTAATCGCTTGCGTGACTTCTGCCGTCTGCTCGATTCTGGCCAAAATGACGGGTCAGTCCAGTCGTCGTACGTCGCCAGTACCTTGTCAGGGTCTAACCAAGCGCCATCTTGATACTGAAACTCGAAAGTGCCATCTTTGGACGTGCTCGGCCAGTACATCAGGCGGTGAGGCTGATAGGTCGTATCATCAAATACGTCGATATCCAAATCCGCCGCTATTCGTCTGCTCACTGCCTGGTACTCGTCAGGTGTTACCGCACGTAGCAAAGGAATGACAACCCGCAAACGAGGCTTATCTGGCGTGTGCTTATGCGTCGAATACACGGCACAGGCGAAATCATAGAACAGTTCAATCTCTTCCCATAAACCAGGTTTTGCGAAATCCGCGTCCAACGTTATCAGCTGCCGCCATTTCACATTTTCAGCTTTCCGCCTACCTTTCAGCAGCGTACCACCAACAAATCCGCCGATATCCTTAATCTTGGCTTGCTCCGTCTTCGGCATGTTCAGGTACTCGTCGAAGGTTTCGGCTGTCCTGGTTGTCTGGCTGATTTTCTCCAATACTTTGAACCATGATGTTTCTTTGTTCTTCCACGCTTTCTCTTTCCGACTTTTCCCAACGGCTAAAGTGAGCTTGCCATCCGTGGAGATAGCAATATCTTTCGCATTCAAGTGCTAACCTCCTTCCCTGTAAATTAACGTTGTTGTGTTATTTTGTTACTACTGCACTAGCACCTTGGATTTCCACCCAGCCATGTTTTTGGCGAGCTTCCATTTCCATCTGCTTCAATAGTTCAGGAGTGATTGATTTGGAAATTGTCTCATTAGCTTTCGCTTCGGCTTCTGCCTCAATTTGCTTTTTGTCGGCTTCCCCGTTTGCCTGAATGACTTTTCGCTCAGCGTCGATTTTGTCATTTTCCAGCTCCAGCTTTTTCTTCGAGTTTTCTTGGGACACTTTGACACGGTCGTCAATCGCCTCTTGTGTTTTCTTGTCTGCTTTCGGCGCTCCAAGTGTTGTATCAGATACCAAGAAGCCTAATTTTTCGACATTGGTTGCAAAGTCTTTTTGGATATTCTGCGAGGCTTCCGTTGCATCCTCCCCGTAGATATCTAATAGGTTGTATTTGCTCACAACCCGGCGCGTTGTTTCTAGTAGACGGCGCTCCATATAGCCTTTCTCCAGCTCCTCGACTGGAACGCTGCCGAATGTTTTATAAATATCAGTCGCTTGCGCTGCATCAATCTTGTAGCTGTATGACAGGTCCAAATTGATGTTTTTCCCATCTTTCGTTGATACCACCAGATTTTTCGCATCCACTGTACGCAGTTTCGTCGGGTACTCGTTGACCTTGTCCAGCAAACCGACCATATGCCAACCCTGGCCAAGTGCCTCCTCTTTAATCCCGCCATTTGGCGAGTAGACGATACCCACATTTCCGTTGTCCACTTTCGTCAAACACATCACCAAACCAATTGCCCCAACAACTACCACTACACCCGCAACAACCGCTCCTACTACACCTTTACTCATCAATACCAGTCCTCCTCATTATTTTCAATGTCGTCTTTCACTTTGTCTTTTCTCCCAATGACAAACTTGCCAATTTTACCGAACAGTGGACTTAGCAGCGACCAGATAAACACAAGCAGCCCTGCCGCAATTAGCCCGATATAAAACCACTTCATTTCGAGCCGCCAAGCCCAAGCAGGTCCTTATTGATGCTCGTGGTCGTTAGCTCATGCTTCACCTCTGGCTCAATGCCGGACAGGTCAAACCCGATTTCCTCCATGAGGACCATTGTCTTCTTGATAGAGGTAGATTGTTTCACCATCGATTCAACCTTTTCAAATTCTCCAATAATAAGGGAGTGCTCAGATTTGTAATCATGCTTCATTGCGTTTAGCTCCTCGAAATCTTGACCAATATAGCTAGAGAACTGGCGCACTTTCCAATCTTCAAAGTCCTCGACAATACTGTCATAGGAAGCATCTTTCAAATCACAATAATTTACTGGTATGACTTCCAGCACCTCAACTGCAAGCTGCCTATTTTCGAGCAAGTTGTCATGTATCGTGCCTAGCAACTCCTCCAGTTGATGCTCATCAATTATTTTCTGGAAGGCCTTGCGCTTCCTCTCATCGTAGGCTTTTTCAAATTCCGTAACTCGTGCGGCCCTAACTTTCGCAATCACGTCATACAGTTGCGATTTTTTAATTCCCGCCATTCTCCTCAATCCCTTCTAACTTAGTTGATTCCAGCCGTTCCAGCTCAGCGCGATAGTGGAAGGCCGCGCTATAAGACACAAGCGACCAGCCCTCACTCTCGTACTTCCGAATTTCCGCCCAGAACGCCTTATATTTTGCTTTCCGCTTCACCTTACTTAGCGGGATTCCTGCAACCATTGACACCTTGAGCGTTTTGTCCATTTAGCTCACCACTTCGTCTTCCTTGAATAGCTCATCTACATCCTTGCGCGCCACCTTAGTCGCATCGAAAGCCACATCATCAACGAACACGTCCCACTCTGGTGGTACGGCAACACGCTTGCCATCCGACACACGCTCAAACAGGTACATTGTAGGCGCCCAACCAGGCTCACTCCATATACACTCTTCTACAAATCGATATTTCCCTTTGATTGTCATAACTCGGGTTCCTCCTCATCATTTCTACTTTTTTAACGCTGCCCCGCATTTAGGGCAGAAATTCATTTTCACAGCGGTCATCCCCCAGTCGCAGCTGACAACCAGGCTATCATCTCGAATAGCCACATAGCCCTCTACGTCCGGGCCCTCATCAAAAGTTGTGAGGATTTCCCAGTTATCTGTACAATATTCGCAGCCACTCACCTGTTATGCTCCTCTCTGAACAGCCGAACGCTATCACGACGCACCTCTCGCAATTTGGCCTTAAGTTCTGCCTTGCCATGCCCGTATTGGGTTTTACCATAGTTGTACTCAGGAAAATCCTTTACAATATCGTCCATCTCAAGAATCTCAATACAGCGTTTCATACTCAGAATAAGAGACAACTTTTTCTCCTGCTCGTTCATTTATGAGCACCTACTTCCAACTTGCCTAGCTTCTGCTCAAATTCCTTTTTTAGCAGTTTCAACCCCTGGCACTCAAGAGAAGTACGAAATACCAGCTCGCGCTTTGACGCCAGTAAGCTATCAATTCGCTCCAGCTCTTCTCTATAGTATTTTTTGGACATCTACTCCGCCTCCTTGGGTGAACGCATGAGCCCCTCCATATAGACCGTGCAAGCGATAGCTGCAATACTTTGATGAAATTTATAGGTGTGTCGTTTAGCCTCAACCACACCGATATCCGCCGCAATAGACTCATATAGTTCAAACGTGTCAATCTCAACACCGAAATACTGCTTATCAGTTTCCAAACGTTTCACGCCGTACTCGGACATTCCTCTGCGCAGCACTTCCACCAGCTCCGCGTTGCTTAAATCCGCAGATGGACCATAATTGACTGCAACAGTAGCAATCGCCACTTCCAGAGCTTCTACAATTTTACCTGCGGGCGCACCTGCCTCGAAGCCCACCGTTTCGCCTGCATGGTGTTTTAGTTTATAAATCATTTTTCCACCTCATTTTTCTTGAATGTTGGTATATACTAACTTGTAAATATTTGCTATGATATTACTAATACATAGCAAAGGAGTTTTTTTTATGTTCACTTCACTTAGAGTCCTTATTGGCTTGCATTTCCTAGTTGCTTCAATACTCACCGCTTTATATCTGATAAACACTCATCAGATAATCGCTTTTTTCACTACACTTCGGGAGTTTAGCCAAGAACAATACATAGGAATAGTTATTGTCATCCCTCTTTTTTACATAGGTATGTTTTTGCTTGCATATCCTAAATATGTGGACAATAATGCTTCAAAAGGTTACAAATTTGGCGAAATAAACTTAACAGTAATTATGCTAATCACTGTATTGATACTTTTGTTTTTTGCATCCACTTCACCAACATTTAAAATACAAGATTTAATCCCTGTACTAATTATGGCGACCACCTCACTTAGTATTATTACGCTACACATGGCTCTCGGAATTTCCAAATTTGCTTTCCAAGTATTTAGTAATTCCATAGATGACCCAAAAGACAGGTACACTATACTCCTCGGTATTTTCGCGACAATAATATCCCTTATAGCAATTTTCAAATAGCCTAATCTTTCATATAGAACACGGATGAAAAGCCATCGCCCTGTAAGGGCAAATCAGGCGCCCATGGAATCGGTTCAGCCAGTAAGGCGTTTAGCTTATCGACTGAACTTTCTTCCAGCGGTACCTCTGTGATGGCCTCATCGTGTACGTGCATAACCGTCTTGACACCAGCGTCCTCAATCCGCTGTAAGGCAATAGCAAGGCAGTCCCGAGCGATGGCTTGGACGATGTTCTCGACCAGCTTTCCGCCATACGTATGTTGTTTGTGCCAGCCTTTTTCGGAGGTTCCCATGTAGGCGATTTGGTCGCCATACTTGCCTGGAACTAACTGCGCTTTGAAGTAGGCGAGTCTTCGGCCTGACGGTAACTCAATAAACAAGATGCCAGCCTTATAATAGAAGGTAAGGCCTTTATAGTGCTGCGCTTTTCGTGTACCGATTGCAGCTTTAGCCTTGTTCTCTACGCCTCTCCAGAGCTTCGTAATCGCCGGACTGGCTTTCCGCCAAGCATCGACAATGCCTTGCAGCTCTTCCTCTTTCAGCCCCATATTTAGGGCACCCATGGCAATTAGTGCATTTACGCCGCCGTTATACCCTAGCGCCAATTCGGACACCTTGCCTTTTTGCCGTAGCTCTTTGTCCACCTCGTCCATCGGAATATGGAACATCTGCGAAGCCGAAGCCTCGTAGATTTTGCCATGCCCTCGAAATACATCTAGCCGCCATTGCTCACCTGCCAACCAGGCAATCACACGCGCCTCAATAGCGCTAAAGTCGGTAATATCGAATGTATGGCCATCTTCGGCAATAAACGCGGTACGGATGAGCTGAGAGAGTACATCGGGCACATTGCTGTATAGCATTCGGAACGTTGCATAATTGCCCATTTTCAAGTCTTCCCGTACCTCGGCTATATCTTTGATGTAGTTACGGGGTAGGTTCTGCACCTGTACCAGACGGCCAGCCCATCGGCCAGTACGATTCGCTCCATAGAACTGGAGCAAACCGCGTACCCGGCCATCTTTACACTGAGCATGTCGCATTTTCTCGTACTTTTTAACACTGGTTTTCGACATTTCCTGACGTAGCTTGAGCATTTCGCGCACTTCTGGCAGCAAAGACTTATCGGCTAACAGGTTGCTGATAGCTTCCTTATTAATACTCGTGACCTCGTAGCCTTTTTTGCCTAACCATTCTTTTAGCTGAGCAGGACTGTTCGGATTTGCAAGGCCTGTAAGCCTTTTTGCCTGGGCTACTAAAGTGCGCTGATACCACTCTTGGCAGGCAATCGCGTGATTGACCAGGTCAATATCGATTTTTACGCCTGCATCAACAATGCGCTGGTCCAGCTCCCAGTACTTTTGTTCATCGGGTGGGAACGGGAATCGCTCTAGCTTATTGCTGATAGCTCGCTCGACGACAACGTCTTGCACACAATACTCCATGAACATCTTCCACTTGTCTGGCGCATGTTCTGGATAGTTTCGGGTACGTCCCCCGTTTGCCTTCGTAGGCTTGCAAGGCATACAAAAGTAGCGGATGAGCGCCTTACCCTCTTTGTCCTTCCTTTGCTGTAAGTTGAGCGCCTCGGACATCGCGTCTAGACTGGCAGGCAATCCCAAAATGACTCCGTGAATCATCGTGCACCGCCATTGCTCCGGCGGCATTGCAACACCATAATACTTAGCCAGACAGGTTCGCTCAAAGTTGGCGTTTTGCGCTGTCTTGAGTACATCTGGATTCGTCAAATCGGCCAAGACTTCCTCTGGAATTTCGTCTATGGTGAGGTCAACAATTCCCACCTCGCCATCGTTATAGGCGTAACCTAGGAGAATGATTTCGAAATCCTCATCCTCCGTATAGGCATATACGCCGCAGTTGCGGATGTCCCGGCCTGAGTATGTTTCAATATCCAGTCTCAGGACTTTTCGACTCATAAGTCATCATCATCGTCAAAATCGTCGTCATCAATGAGGTCAGCAAAATCTTCTTTCGCACTAGTACGGGTACCACCAAGAGGTTCGCCGTCTTCTAGGAATAGAAGGTTATTCAAGCCTACTGCAATCCCTTTACTGCCATTGCTGTTATAAGCAAAAAGATTAACACTTGCACGACCGTAACAGCCAGAATAGAAATCCTCCTCATCCTCTAAAATCCTCCCTTGTTTGTTGATGACCTCAGGTGCTCGATTACTGTTTGCATTGAGGAAAAACGTATCTTCAAACTCTTCCTGTTCTTCGCGCTCGTCATCGCCATCACGCAGTGGCAGCTTCAAACTCTTAGGTGCTTTCTTACCGCCCCAGGTAGCAAGAGCGCGCTCGTCCTCTTTCAACTCTTCAATAGCCTTGTTGATAGCTTTGAGCGTCTTCTTGTCAGATTTATCAATGATGAGACAAACACTGTATTTCTTCGGCTGGCCCTCTTCACCGCTCCATGGTTCGAACACATGCGCATAACTAAATCTAACTTTCCCTGTTACTACTTTTGCCATTTCTTCATCGTCTCCTTTAGTTTTCTAAGTCGTCCGCAAAATCATCCGCTGCGGCTGACTTTAGACTGATTTCTCTTCTTTTATCTGATTCTACTGCGAGCGTTGGGCGACCTGGGGGCTTCACAATCAAGTCTCCCAGTATCATGACCACCCGCTTCTTGCCAACCATTTTCTCCAGGTCTCCGAGGCCTTTAAGTTTCTTGTTCATGAGGTCATCTTCGGAGTAACCTTCTAGCTCCAAGGCGCCCAGCACAGTCTCCTCATCCACGTATTTCCGGTTACTTTTGCCCTCTACTAACTTCCAGCCTGGGAATTTGATGCCTTTAGCCTCCGCCTCTTTTAGCGCGAACTTCTTGACATCATCCGCCCACTTACCCAGCTCTGCCGCTTGTTTCAGCACGGCCCCTATTTCTTCGGGCTGCATGAGTCGAGGGTCTTTGAAGTTGTACGTTGTAAAAGCAAGGTTAGCCTCCGCTCTGGCCTTGCAAATCGCTTTTGCCTTGCAGAAGGTACACCAGGAACCCGGTACCTGCTCGCCCTCGCCTTTATCGGCAAGTAGCGCGGCTGGTCTGACTACGTTATCCGCCCAATCGAGCAGGTCACTGACTTCCATCTCGAACTCGGTGATACTGTCCAGACGTGGCTGCACAATCGTCATTTTGACGGTATGCAAGTCATAGCCTAGCTCGAAAGCATTGTAGGCACCAAGCCCGTACAGCATGAGCTGGCTATTCTCCTCTGCGAAGACTGGGACACCCTTGCCATACTTCAAATCGACAATTTCCACAACGCCATTCCCGACGATGACCGCGTCACCTGTACCGAACCCCCCACGTGCCCAACCCGAATAGTCGAGACGCTGCTCAATGGAGAGTACAGCATCAGGGTCCGCAGCATGAGCCGCTTGGAACTTTTCAATCACAACAGTCGTATAGACTTCGACATGGTCAATCATCGTCTCGTCGTAGAGCTCGTGTTTTTTGAGCAGGTTCAGTTTCCGGATGTACTTCGCTTTGTCTATCTCACGGTTGAATCGTTGCAGAATGAGCTCACCGAAGCTATGCGCCAAGGTGCCCTCTCTTGCGAAGATACCGCCGCCCTCCTGCTCGGGGAACTTGGCTTCTAGGGATATGGAGGGCGTACAGTTTAGCCACCTGCTCGAGCCCGAGGCTGACAGCTTGGCGTGTACGTCTGGCATATTACAAGCCCAGTTCTTTGATTAGCGCTTTGATGTCATCAGCGAACGCTTCGTAATCGTCTTCGTCTAAGTCGCCCATTTTCTCAACGCCGTAGTTTTCGCGCAGGATGCCACGAATTTTACCACTTTGCTTCGCTCGGATGATAGGACGGGTTAAAGTACGGAGGGTATCTTCTGTATAGGCCTCGTCCTCATCATCGTCAGACTCGACTTTCGCTTTGTCCTTCTTTCCCGCAGCTTTGGATTTTGGTGGCGCTGCTTCCTCTACATCCTCATCCTCTGATTCAGCAGCGAGGCTTTCCAGCTTAGCGATGAACGGCGCATAGTCTTCTGGGTCAAGCTCTTTTAGCGTTTTTACCTTATACGACCGCATTGCTTTTTTAACGGCCGGATGCTTAGTGCCATTCTCAAACTCACGGATAGCGCGTTTCACGTCCACCAGCTCAAGCTCTTCCTGCTCGTCGTCCTCTTCGACTTCCTCCACGTCTGCCGTATCTGGCTCAGCGGAATCGGAAGCAGCCTCGGCCTTCTCGTATTCTACTTTCGCCTCCTCTGGCAAGGTTGGCGCTGTGCCCACTAGTACAGCTAGCGCTTTGTGGAATTCCTGTGCATCTTCTACCGACTCGATTTCAAAAAACATTTTCATTATTTCATTCCTCCATTTTTAATTAGTTTTACTTGATTTGCTGGGATATAGAACTCGTCGCCGCAAGGGTCTTGCAGTCGTAACAATATTGGTCTGTCTGACATTGGGGCCGTTGTAGTTTCAATAACGGTGCACTGCTGTCCTTCTGCGGTGTACTGCTCTGCTCCTGCGCGGTCTTGGATTTCGACGCTATCCCCTACTTTAATCGGCAAGTTTGTCACCTCGTTTTTCTACAGGGCAGATTAGTAAGGCCCTTTCTACCTCTTGGTCGTTCATATGCCCCATAGTTTCATAGATAGGCTGCATAAGACCTCTAAGGAGAACAATGTCGCCTACCTTGAAATCATTCAACCGGCGATTTTGACGACGAAAATGCATCGCCCGTTTATATAATTCAACCTCCCTAGATGTTGCGGGCTCAAGGGCTGCATCCACATTAGAATTGATATAGAACTGGTCATTGCTTACAAAATGGCGCTTCCCTCCATGAAAAACATCAGCTGCAATTCTACGACCCGCCACTTCGGTTATTAGGAAAATCCTTTTACCCGCTGAATAATACTGCCCAACCTCATATTTTGATTTAACGATGAAGTCTCCAGCTGCCAGCGCATAAATGTCTTTAGCAGTCAGGCCATTCGCCTCAAGCAGCTCCGACTCAATAAGTTTCGCTAAGATAGATACTTTTTCTAGCTCCGTTCCGCTAGTCCAGCCACCCCGCAGCGCCCAAATAATGCGCTCATTTAACTCTTGATTAATTTCTAATTTTTTCAAATCCTTCGCCTCCTCATCAAATTCAACTCTTTCACCGTCAACGTAAAACTCCATTTCAGGCGCTTCATATCCTTCGGGTATCAATCCCACCAACTCCTTTTCTCGGTTCATAATGGCGTATCGCAAGGCGTCTATAGCGTGGTCGCTTTCGGCTAGTGGGGATAACCCTGCTTGCCTCAACTTCTCTCGTTCTTCATTAGCCCACTTTCCATAAAACTGTACTTCGGCTGCGCTAAGTTTTAAATTAGCAAATGGATGGCCAACGATACGAGCTTTTATGGGGCTTGCTACTCCAAGGCTCGGGTCTGCTTTTTCCCAGCTAAGCGGTGGAAAAACCTCCTCATCTAGGGGGCATATCCTCTCGAAGTAGTCCGTATCGACAGTTACAGTTGGCTTACTTTCAGCAAAGTAGCGAGGCAGAATACTCTGACCAGGTCTATTCTCTATGTGAATATTAATAACGTCCCTAGCCATGCCTATCGCTCCTCTCCATACTCTTCCACAATACTGCCCCAATTTTCCGCAACGGTTTCCAGTAACGCCTTGTCTTTTGCACACTCGGCCTTGACCTCCTCCATCAGCCCTGTATCAATCAAAGGTTCGACGTGGCTGCGAATCAAAGCATCGATGACCTCAGGCTGTAAGGCATCAAGCTCCCAACTCTCATAGCCGAACTGTTTAATATACTCGCCAGCTCTTGAGTCGGTTAGCTTAGTTGGATTCGGTGGTGGGTTGTATAGCTCGATTTGATCCATGTTGAGCGCAATCCGCTTCACATCGGGATAGACTTCAAAGGTGTTAAGCCTGTCCTCGATATCTCGGCTCATGTCTTGCCCGCTGGGGTCATGATCTCCTAGGTGTAATATCGTGACATCTTTGCCCATCTTATAAGCATTACTTAAGCGCTGAGCTGCTTGCCACATAGCCGACTGGCTGACATAGCCCCGACATGAGAAGAAACGAACATCCATCTTATTCGCGATCTGGCCAACAATATCGACTAGTGCATCCTTCTCCACCCAAACCTCCACATGGTTGGGCTGGCCAACCCACGGATTCGTCTTATAGGAGTTAGATAAGGCATTCACGGAATCGTCTGGGCTGTGATCGTAGTTACGCCCCCTCAAGAATCGCGTTCGATCAACAATAGCGTACCAGTCAATTAAACCAGACAGTCGGGCGTTGCTGATTAGGGTCCCTAGGTTCTTATAGCTGCGCTCTTTGTTCTCGATAACATCACTTGCCACCAACTGATAATACACTTGGCGCAGCGTCAGCTCATAGCCTTTCTGGTGAAAATCCGCGATAATATGGTTGACCTTCTCAATCAGCGCCAGACTCTCAGGCTTGAACCGAGTTTCTTTGTACATGATTTTACTCATTTACTTCCCACCCCATTTCGTGTTAGAATGTGTTTAGGTATAGTTTTATGAGTGCTCGTTCTCGAAGTTGCCGCTTCGTGACGGGCTTTTTCTATGCTTTCAATTTGACCACCGCCCTTCATTTTCTTTCTTGCATCGTGGTAACCCACTTTATAACAGAATATTGCGAATACGGTTAACAGAAACCCCAAGAGCGCAAAGAACCGAACTACCTCAACATCACTCATTGCGGAACACCTCATTTTCGGATTGCTCCAGCTCGATTCCACCATCACTGATATGCCCAAACAAGAATTGTCGCGGCACACCCGTCTCCTTTGCAGCCCGTTCCAGCATATCGTGGAGCCCTGTTTCTAACGTGTCATGCTTCTCGACAATTTTGTCAATCTCCGCTCGGGACTTAAATGGAGTATTGGAGTCTAGTGCGATGAGGCGGTCAAGATACCACTGTGCTTTTTGCAAGTCCTCCAGTCCGTTCTTCATACCCTCCCGAGTAACATATTTGAAGATGTTGGCTTTAAGATAGCCACGGAACTCCTCCGGTGATAGCTTGGCCTGCATGAAATCGATGGTTTCAATGCCGCCTTGTTGATAATGTGCCGGATTAATGTTGTCCTTCATTGGTTTTTCGCTCCTCTCTTACTGCTTTGAACTGCGCAATGGCGTCTGAGTATTCTTTGAGAAATTGGGGGTTACATTTATGCACAACTTGCACGGTCTCCTCAAACTCCTCTAAGGTGCCCTCAAAGCAGCCACAACAAACCCTATTAGAGTAAGGGATATAAGTAGTTGTTCCGTTTCTGCTGCCTATCTCCTTAACCTGCACAAGGTCCAAATTTACAGCGCCCTCGATATCAGTGTCCCAGAATAATACATTGTCGCCAAAAGTCACTCCTGTAAAAATTGCACCAGTTAGAATTGAATCTGTAAAACTTACATTCTCAAGATGTCGATTGCTGAAATCTACCCCACTAAGGTCATAGCCATATAGGTCCCGGATTTGCATAAATCCCAATCCTAAGTCTAGCTTGAAATCAACTTCCTCTTGTGACAGTTTAATAGTACTCATACTCATTCTTCTCCTTTCCATACTTCGAGTTCTGCTTTTAGCGATTCATTTTGCAGCTCGAGCTCCAATATACGCGAACTTTGCTGGATGGCCAGCTCGGACATTGTGACTAACCAGGTCCCGTATTTTCGTGAAAACTCAACAGCCAACTCTTTTGTCATTGTCTTGCGGTTCCTTGTCTGAGAAGCAGAACGGAAAATTTGCAGTTCAAACTTAGCCTCTTTTAGTTTCTCAGACTGTACCTCCAACTCGATAATTCTTTCACCCGGTGAGTTCATTAGTCTCGTCCCCTATCTAGTAGTTTTACAGCAGTAGTTGGTATGGTCATAACCCCAGGAGCAAAAAGGTCTAATGGTCTAACAACAAGTGTATGCTCTCTGACCATCGCCACCTCTAACTCTGTGCCTTTTTCCACGGAGCGCCCTTTACCAAAGATTCGCTTCCCAACCGTGTCATGGGTCACTACAACATGGTCCTTGATTTTGATGTCTTCAAAAGTCGCCATATTAGCTCCCACCTTCCTGCAATAGTAGTAAGTTCTCCACATCACCGTCCCACTCCTCGAACTCACTGATGATTTGCTGATTGGTTCGGGCTTCCGCTGTGTATTTCTCGGCAACGGTCTCCTTGAAGTCTTGCACAGCCTCGGTGAGCGTTTCGAAAGTAGGCGAGTTGTCTATGTCTGCGTCACTTACTAGCGTATAACAGTAACCCTGCCCATCCTGCATAAATTCAACGGCAGTCCCTTCACTTAGCTCTTTTGTCATTATTGTCTTGAACAATCTTCTCACCTGCCTCACCCTTCACCCATTCATCAACTTGGGTTTTATTGAATAGCCGCAGTCTGCTGTTTATCTGCTTACTTGGCAATCCTGCGTAGTTCGCCCACTGGTAGATAGTAGCCCGCTTGACGCCTAGATAGTCGGCTACTTCTTGGGCTGACATGGTTTCTTTTACTTGGCTAGTTTCCATCTAGCTTCCCTCCTTCTGGTCAATTCCTAGCGCATTGGCCACTTGATTTTTGATTTCATCGGCTCGCTTGCCGCTTCGGTTGTCGTTCAAGATGTCGGATAAGTAAGCGGGTGAAATACCGATTGTTCGAGCGAGCTGTGCTTGACTAATTCCTCGCTGTACGAGTGCAATTGTTACTAGCTCCTTTAGTTGCTGGACTGGCATTTTAGAAGCACCTCCTTTCAGTTTGGTATTTGGCAATCCAGTACTACACTTCTTCTGAGCTCTTTTTAGTAGCATCTTCGGTAATCGAGCCAATACATCTCATGCCTTCCAGTCGAGCATATAAAGCGTGTGGGATTAATACTTTATTTTGCCTAATCCGTCCGCGGCTATTTTTGGTAGAGGTGAAGTAGACATGTACAGCATCATCGTACTTAACAATTTTTTCAACATCTTCCGCAAGTAAGTAGGTGTCCCAGTAATACCATGCATCATGTTCGAAAGTACCCGCCTCATTAAGTTCGTGTGTTTCTAAGTTAAGCACTTGGCTACCAACAATGTATTTACGAAATTCCTTATTGTATTTTGCTAATGGGATAAGATTGATTGTTTTAGTTGTCATATTAAAAACCTCCTACTTTCTATACTATCCGCTAATTTAATACGCTAATGTTGACTTTTTTTATTCTTTATTGTAGAATAAGTGCATAGCTAAAGAAGCCTACTACAATGCCGTCATTCGCTGGGGAGCGTGATTTTTGGCTGTTGTTTGTTGTGCCGTTAGCGTATTAAATCAGCTTATACGAGAATTATAGTATTCTTTATTGTAGAATGCAAGTGTTTTATCTACAAAAAAGAATAAAATTTTCTTTAAGCGTCCGAGGATGGTTGGTATGACTACATTTGAGCGCGTAAAAAAAATTTGTGAAGAACAAGGAATTTCGATATCTAGATTAGAGGAAGACCTAAATTTCGGTAAGAACTCCATGTATGCATGGAAGACAAAGACCCCTTCCGGTGAGAAACTAAGAAAAACAGCGGACTACCTGAATGTCTCGGTTGATTACCTATTAGGAAGAACAGACATAAAGAATCCGCTCCATGGACTAGAAGATGCTCAATTCCTTGATGTGGACGGACTAACGCCAGCTGACATCGCAAAAGTAGAGAGCATCGTGGAAGCATTAAAAGAAGCACAACGTAAAATAGATGAATTTGAGAAATGAGATGACTGAATGGGTATTGAAGAGCTTGACTATTTAAAGCACTACAAGCCTACCGAAACCGAGTTGCGCATGTCTGAGAGCCTAATCAGTCATGGTGTGACCAAGCCCGCGCATTTAGAAACAGAGAAGATTCAAATCGCATACAGGGTTTTAGTGATGGAGATGGACTTTCCATCCGCAAGTTTTGGAAGACTTGGGATTGTATTGAAGAAAGGCATCACGGGAGAACGATACAAAAATGATTTTTACCACGAGTTCGCGCATTGGCTTGGCCATAGCGGGAATCAATTACAGATGAGTAAACAGCAGAAGCTCGCACAGGAGATGCAGGCCGAGCAGATGAGCTTATACCTACGCATCCCTTATCATATGTTAAATTTGGTGGACTTTTCCTCTGAGGATTGTATAATAGAAATAGCTGACATTTTCGGTGTGCCTATCGAACTGGCAAAGCGGCGTTTGAAGAAGATAGAAGATAACGTGCTATGCCATTACGACAAGGACGCGGATTTGATACATGCGAATAAGATTATATGAGGGGGCGAATGAGGAATGAAAAAGGGAATTGGGGCATTGCTGTTAGGTTTGATTTTGTTACTAGCTGCTTGTGGGGATAACGAGGATGCGATTTCTGTAAAAGATACAGATATTAAAAATCCGTTCAAAAGTAGCACAGTGCAAGCTGACGAGTTTGGGAAATCTAGTTTAAAAGGAAATGTTTCCAGCGGGGCGAAAGTGACACTCGAGCGTAAGCCCGTTGAAGTGAACAAAGACGGGAGCTTTAAAGTAACCCTAGAAAACTATGAAGATGAGGAAGTTTACTACAGTGTGGAGGTTAATGAGGAGAACAGACACTGGAACTCTTTTTTAATTACTGTTGAGCCTAGTATCGCTAAAATAAAAGCGAACGATTCAGAGGAAGAAAAGGAACAGCAAGAGCTTGTTACAAAAGCCAAAGCCGCGCTAGCTAAGGCCGAGAAGTCTCTTAATCGTAATGACTTGGATAGTGCAACGTCCTTAGTTGACAAAATAGGTATGGGCTATTTGGATAATCTTTTGGAGCAAAGAGATGCCCTAGAGCTAAAAATCAAAGCAAAAGAAGACAAAGAGGCCAAGGCTAGCGAGATAGCCACTGCTAAAAATAATGCCTCAGAAATATCATATAATATGTTAAAGAAAAATGCTGATACCTATATGGGTAAACCATACTACGCTAAAGGTGAAGTCATCCAAGCCATTGAGGATGGGGGCACAACCCTGCTCCGTGTAAACATTACGCAGGGTGACTATGTTTGGGAGGACACTGTTGCGGTGATTTATGACGGCATCACAGACGCAGTAGAGGACGATATAATCGAAGTCTATGGTACTATCTACGGTAATTACTCGTATGATACTACAATAGGCGGCTCCGCTACTATACCAGGTATCACAGCAACATCGCTAACAGTGGTAAAATAACGCCAGAAAGCCCTTTTTCCTTGGGCTTTTGCGGTTTAATAACCGAACGTACGTACCCTTATTTGAAAGGAGGTGAAACAAAAATGACAAAGAAGCAACGATATTTTGGCAATATTGAGAAGCTAAAAACTGGTTGGAGGCTGAGCGTCACAGTCGGCTACAATGAGAATGGAAACCCTACCCGTGTACGACGTATGACAAAAACAAAGAGTGCTGTACAACGAGAAAAGGAACTAATGGCATTCATCGATGAGCTTGAAAATGGGGATTACGTACCACCTGCTACAATGACCTTTAAGCAGTTCATTGAGAATGAATATATTCCTAAACAAGCTACACAGCAGCAAGGAATCAAAACGCGCGAGATTAGAAATAGTCATTTCCAAAATCATATATTCCCAAGAATCGGGCATGTTCAGCTCTCCAAGCTGTCTACTTTGCAAATGGTGACTTTCCTGCATGACATACAACAAGAAGATGTTAGAGCAGATGAAGACGACAAGCGACCTCTCAGTACCAGCACTGTTTGCGATATTTTCAAGATGGTCAGAACAGCACTAGAAACAGCAAAGACCTGGGGTGTTATCAAGAGTAACCCCTGCACTGGCGTCCGACTCCCCTCAGAAAGAGCAAAAGCCCCTAGCTATTACACGCCGGAGGAGATTGATTTTATATATTCTAAGCTAGCAAAGGAGCCTTTAGATTTACAGGTAATGATTTGTATTGCGATATGTACAGGTTGCCGAGAGGGTGAGCTTGTAGCGCTGGAGCGAAAGCATCTATTGAAAGACAGACTTGCCATCAAATTCGAGAATAATATCATTGCACCTACTAAGTTGGGGGTACAGTTGAAAGAATCTACTAAGAACGAAATGACGGGTTCTGTGTCCATCCCTAAATGGCTCCTCGATATGATTACAGTATATTTATCCGACTATGATGATGTACGCGACGCTATCCAAATTGAAGAGAAATGGGCCTCGCATGAGTTCTTGTTTTATAATCACTTTAACGGGAAACCACTTCGACCCGATAGTGTCTATCAAAGATGGATTAGGTTCCTGGCAAGGTACAAAATTAGACATCTGAAATTCCATGCACTGCGGCATACTTCTGCTACACTACTCATAAAAGAAAATGTACATTTGAAAGTTATTCAGCAACGACTTCGGCACAAAAAACATGCTACAACTGCGGACATATATTCTCACGTTTTGGAGGAATCTGATGATAACGCAGCGAGCACCTTTAAAAAGCCTTTTTAG